TGCGTAATACGAAGAGTCACATGATTGAGTGCAGTACCTGACGCATAAGTCAGAGCTGTCTGCACACAAAATGCGGTGCCAAAATTGGCGGTCGGCCAAATCATCGACATTGACGTATTCCAGTCATTATGACCAGAAGTATCATCCGCCAACAACACTCCAGCACCACTTGTCGAAACGGCATCTGTATTCGCCGTAACAACCTGATTAAACTCAATCGTTCCCGCAGTAATTGCAGCAGCAGAATCAGTACCAGTGTTCCAAGCCTCAATGAGATACGTACCTGCATTGAGTGTAAACAAACCAGTTGTCGCCAAACTCGCGCCAATACCATTCGCAAGAACGATAGGTGTCGTAGTCGACGCAAAAGCTGGCTGATAAACGGTCGTAGCAGCTGCCGTTTCACCGGCAATAGCTGACGTGACCAAAAGCTGCGCACCTGCTGTACCATTCATACCAGTCCCCGCTTCAAGGACCGGCTCAAACAACTTACCCTTATACCTCACATGAAGCTCACCAATATTAGAAGAATTGGTTTGACCTGAAGTCGAGACATAAACGATGGCACAATCGTACGTCTTGATATCAGTGTTCGCCGGTTGCAGACCAGGACGAACATACTTCGCGTCAGACTTGCGCATCTTCGCACAATCCAACTTCAACAAAACGACCGGTGTCGAAGGTAAACACGGCCGAGTGTGAGGAATAGTGTCTTCAACGTTCATTTTCGACGTCGGAGCGGAATCCGAGGCATCATAATCTGCAGACAAGAGAATAGTTCCCGTTTGACCCTGAGTTGCATACCCCGACACCGCAGCCGTGTAGTAAAACTCAAGCATATCAAACTCATACTCTTCATACAAGCCCGCAATACGATAACCCCATGGAAAAGTCGACGACTGACCAGGATTAACATTGTAACCCGTCGTCGCAAACGCAACAGATCCACTAACTTCCCCAATGTACTCATCACCCTCAAAGGGCTGAAACCTACGTGACATTGGCACATTGGTAGCCGTCACCAAGCTGGCATTTGGGTTAATACCAGGCATGGCCCGCGCAGAACTGGACCGAATAGACGGCCCAGGTCGCGAGAACTGACGTTGCATACCTCCACGGCGTCCACCTTTGGACGCCCCTTTCTTTGCGTTTTTAGCGCCCGCTTGGCGACGATTAGAAAATTTACCACTCATTTCAAAATAAATTAGCGACTTAACGTCCCTCGCTAAACCAGACTATCCAACCCCATTGCGACGCTATCCGTTAACACTACGGAGACATACTGAGGCTTTCTTTTTACAGACAACAGGACGTTAAAGGATCATACTCTCAGACAGAGCAACCGATAGTGATCAGTCACAAAGTCCTACTTGCTTGCGCGGAAAAAGGTAGGTAATACAACAGCTTTCACGCTGGGTCACCTCCACTATTTTATCTTGGTGTGTGTTCAAGAACTCCCACACCACCTTCAAATTCATGTGTCAATCACTCAACACGCAAGCCGAACACACCAGCACAATGTGAACCCCACTCAACTATCAACACAAGAGGGACCAAGTGTTAACACCGGCAACCACCGGAAATCACTGCCATGACAAACACCCTTTCGGGGGGAGACTTCAACTGACACCATGAACAATTCAGGCTCGTTTTATGTTTGTCTTCCCTTGATCCTCACATCATGCGGCTATTTCACCAATATACACGCATCTGGGGCCAGACGTGTCACGATCACACAAAAGATCGAACAACGGATGTGAGAATTCCTCTCCTAAATTCGCCTCACTGAGCCCCTTAACAAACTCAGCTTGACAAGCACCGGACCACAATCCATAACGGCGGTCGAGGGTGATAGATGTGGCTGGAACTTCCTCCACCAAATCATACTTCATCTTCCACTCCTCAAGAGGCGCTTTCCACGCGTCCACACCAGCCGTCAATTCAATAAGACGGTCAAGATAAGCACGCAATGGCGCAACATGATTGCATGCTCTATACAACCCTAGCGCAGTGCCTCTAACGATGCTCTCAGGCGACACGTTCAGTGGCGGATTAATGTAATAACCCAACTTGGCCATAACTTTGCCCGGTTTTGGCGCAAAGGTAAGCCCCTGATCACTCTCGTAAATCAAGTTACTACAAAACTCGGCTTCATACAGGTTGTCCCGAAAGACCGCCTCACTAGTGAAACCGAACTCCAACATACGTGCCACCCAATCAATGTCAACGTCAGAACTATATCGCATCAAGTTATCATCACCTTGAGCCAACATGACGCAATTACCTTTTGCCTCCCAAAACTGCTGCTCAGTAGCATCACAGTAAATGAAGATATGCATAAAGACGTTCAACATTGAATTGCCAACAGACGTGTAAGGATCACCAGATTTACGCATACCCTCACGACGATAGCGTATACCTTTACTGGTTACTCCATGAGTATCAATATTGGCCTTAATAAGCATATAAACTGCTCTAGGACAGCCAAAAAACCGGAAAACCCATAATTCCAATTCAAGCCAATCGGAATCAACAGACGCATCAAACGCGCCAATATCATCCTCCAATATCTTCCAGCCATTGCGGTCAATCAACTTACCGCAAGCCAAGCTAGAAACACCACTCGTAAAACATAAAAA